GGTTCAGCTGATGGTTTTGGTGCTGCAGCTGTAGGTGGTTCAGCTGATGGTTTTGGTGCTGCAGCTGTAGGTGGTTCAGCTGATGGTTTTGGTGCTGCAGCTGTAGGCGGTTCAGCTGATGGTTTTGGTGCTGCAGTTGTAGGTGGTTCAGCTTTTGGTGTTGCGGCCTTTGGTTGCTCAGCTTTTGGTGTTGCAGCCGTAGGTGGCTCAGCTTTAGGAGCTCCTGTTTTTGATGCCGCTTCAGGTGGTTTTTCACCTTTAGTTGGTGTAGTCGGTTTGGCTGGTTTTTCTTCCGCAACCTTTTTTTCTATTTGTTTTTTTGGTGGTCTTTTAAATGATAAGGCCTTGAGAATTTCTCTATGTCTTTTTTCTAATTCTCTTTCTTCTGCCTGATTTTGTTTTTTATCTGTTTTGTAATCAAGAGCTCTTTGTGTCTCTCTTTGCACCAACATTTTGTATATGCCAGAAAGTATTTCTGTGCTGGAAGAATTTTTACCAATAGAATCCTTGGTTTGTTCATTACTACGAAACAAACCCATAACTCTTTTGACAATACTTTTACCTTCTTCTGATACTTCTGGCATTTAACTTTTCATCCGTTCTCTTAGTTTTCTATTTTCTTCTTCCAAATACTGAATCAATAAGGTAACATAAATGTCACGTTCCCATGGTATCATATCTTCAAGTTCGGTCAGACTATATTTGTGGTGTTGCATCAATCCAAAATTAGTCTTATAATAATTACTTAATGTATCATAACAAATTAAAATGCGAAAAAACTTTCAAGACCCTCAACTTCCATTTTATGATGAAAACCGCATTTAGAACAGGTCATTTCAATATTCTTTTTCATCTTTGGTAGATTCGCAAAGAATTTTTCAATCTTTTCAAATTGTTGTTGACTCAACTGTTCAATAAACTCCAACAATTCTTCTTTGGTTGTTTCTTTTGCATAATAAAATTGTTCGCCATCATAGATATATTCAATTGAGCTGGCAATCATATTAAAGGTTACATCAGTAATATTATCAACATTAACAGAATCTTTAATAATACCAAATTTTGGATATCTCATCTTGATAACGATTTTATCCGTCAATTTGATTTCAGGATCAATCTTTTCTTCCCATTCTGGTTTGATTTGAGTTAAATCAACTTTTGCATCCATCGTATTACCACATTCTTGTCCATTCACATCATTGTTGCAACGATATTTTGATTCAACAATTTCACCGACCGATTTTGCACGAAGATTAACAAAATAATATTCTATATCTAAAATTGGTAAGTCATCTATATCAATATTTTTTGTCATGGTACAGACGTTTAGAATCTCTCTGACATTATATTGGATGGTCTCCGCATCACCGGATTCCATGGCCATCATCAGGTTTTTCTGTTCTTTGACCAAGAATGGTCGGTATTTAATTTTCTTTCCAGAAAGTGGCAATTCAAGTTCGTATGTTGGCACTTCAAGTTTAGGTAAAGCCATAATATCTCCTCAGTTTTAAATGACAAATGTTCTATTGAACCATCTAGTATAAGCAAAAGTTACTGTTAATTTATGATATCCATCAGCAGACCAGTCTAAATCCATCTGGTTCATGGAGATTGGATAACATTCAAAGAAATCAGCAGAATAAACAATTTCGTTTTCTGTATTGTATTGATTCACGGTCAAATATGTTGCATAATCTGCTTTGTATTTGAAGTTATTTGTAAACGCAGGGTTGATATACTCCAACCATGCATCAAAAATATATTTCTGATTCATCTCAGAATCAACGATGAAAGTCAAATCCAAGTCGTTGTATGTGGTCAAATATGGATACTTTTCAATAGGTCCATATGTTTTTTGTTCTGTTGTTGCAAAGGTTCTACTTGGCAACATAGCATTTTCACAGCTGTATTTGAGTGTTCGGTTTGCGTTTGGTTGACCCGCAAAAACAGTCAAAACAGGAGGAACAATGATGGATACATCAAAACGATTGGGCCTTGCAAGTTCTTTTTTAAAATTGGCCTTGAAATCTGCGATACTTCCTGCCATTTAGTGTGTCCTTATTTCGTCTACGGATTCTTGCCAAACATTCTTGGCACTTTCTTTTTTGAACTGGTGTATTGGCAAATATAGTGCAATATCCCATTCCTGTGGTTCCACGGCCAATATTCTGGAACGAACATGACCATACAAATACTTTTTGATACAAGGCCTAAACTCTTTGTATCTGTTGGATGCATCAAGTATAGGATATGTAATTCTTATTCTTTTGATTTCATCTTCATCATTATAAATTGCAAGTGGCAACAACTTTCTCATAAAATTGATGCGGTATCTGATAGGCAAATAATGAAAGTTCAGTCCAATAAATCCATCAGCCTCTCGTTTTAAGGGCATTACCAATGGAAAATTGTCATAATAAGGTAATTCTTTTTTGGTCTTTGGATCATACCAAAAATAGTATAATCCACCCATCAAAAACTTCTGTCTGTCACTTGCACGAACATAACGATGTGTCTCCTTTGTCAACGGTCTGACCATACCATAAGGATTTCTTAATCCTTGTATGCGTTTCATCAACCATGTCAAAGATTCACGGCTCATTGTTCTATGTTGAGCTGCTATCTTTTCGTCAGATAATGTAGTAAGAATAGAGGGTTTTGTAGCCATTACAATATTTATGTCATAAACCTAGGTGATCCTCTGTCAGAATCTTGAACTCCCAACCACGGTCCTTACAATATTCTAAGGCTGATTTCCATTTGGCCTGATTGACACCCCAAGTGGCAACCTCAGTAATATAACGTTTTGTTACACGTTTCTGTTTCTCTGGAGGTTGTGTTTGTTTCTTTGGTTTGACCTCTAACATCATGGTTCTGGTCTTACCGTCTTGTGTTTTGACTTTAACGATGAAGTCTGGAAAGTAACGATGCCACTTGTTATCCACAGGAGAATAGTAAGGAATTGCAATTTCCTCTGATGCCCATGTCACAATACCTGGGTTTTTGTCGAGCCAATTCATCACTTTCGCTTCCCAGGTTGAGCGATAAATGATATTCGTTGGGTCTCCTGCGTATTTACCAGGGTTTTTGGGTCTGAATGTTCCGGAATATGCCATAAATAATATATATATTTTTTTTCGGAAACACAATGGCAGTATCAATCATACAAAACTATGGTTCCAATAACAATCCAGCAAATGCGCCATTTTCTGGACCTTTAGCCGCATTGTATAACAATCGTTATGCATTTGAAGCATTACAATATCCCCGTGACCTAGGAACAACCTACAAAGGTCATATTGTTAAGTTTGATGTTTATAAAGTCAAACCCTATACATTAACAGAGGTATCAAATTATGTAGGCAACAAACTTAATAATGCTTCTGATACTCTTGGTAAAGCATATGAACAAGCAAAAGCTGTAGCTTCAGATCCAGCAAAAGCAGTAGTAAATGGTGTTGATTATGCAACACAACAATTATCACAACAATATGATGCAGCAAAAAATCTAGCACAAGACTTTCAAAATGCCGGTGGACTTGCTGGTGTAACCGATCAGATGGTAAACGGTATCAAATCAAACTATGGTCAATTTATAAGTGGCAACCTTACCGATGCTAGAATACAGATTGAACCAAGAAATGAAAAAATAGACAAAAGCATTTCTCTTTATATGCCGGATACTGTTGATTTTTCCTACGAGGCAAAGTATAACACTGCCAGTTTAGGTAATATAGTTGGTTCACTACCACTTGTTGGTAAAATTGTTTCGGCTGTAACATCAGGCGAAGCAACAAGATTGGCTTTAAATGCTGCTGGTTATGTTTTTAATCCACAACAACAAATGTTATTTGAAGGTATAGATTTTAGAACTTATACTATGAATTTTGTTTTTACACCGAGTTCCGCACAAGAAGCAGAAAATATAAAAAACATTATAAAAACTTTTAGACAATATGCAGCACCAACAGTTGTTAGAGGTCTTGCAGGTTTCTTCTTCAATCCTCCGGGCATGTTTGATGTAAGTTTCTTATATAATGGACAACAAAATGCTAAATTAAACAAAATTAAAAAGAGTGTTATAACTAATGTTGATGTGAATTATGCACCAAACGGGTGGGCAGCACATGAAGATGGTGCGCCAGTTCAAACAACATTGACACTACAATTTCAAGAAATGTCACTTACTGATAGTTCTGATATCGCAAACGGTTATTAAAATGAAATATTTTCAAAAATTACCTAAAGTTTTGATTAGAGATGAGAAAGGTGTTTCAACACTTTATACAAACATCATGGCCAGAGCCAGTATTATTAATGACATACTGGATAATCCAATGTTGTTTTACAAATATGATATTCAAGATGGTGATACACCAGAAATTGTTGCTGACAAATATTACGGAAACAGTTATCGTTTTTGGTTAATTATGTTTTCCAATAGGATGTTGGATCCACAATGGGATTGGCCATTAAATTCAACCAACTTTAATAAGTATATTGATGACAAATATCAAGATTTTGATCCTTATTCAACAGCATATAAGTATGAAAAGATTGTTACGAGTTATGAATCAAACACACAAACAACAACTGTTGATAAATTTGTAATTGATGAACACACTTATGATACTTTGGTAGAAAGCACACAATCTTATACTTTTCCATCTGGCACAACAATAATTACCATATCAAAAAATTCAACATCATATTTTGAATATGAAATGGAAAAGAATGAAAGTAAAAGAAACATAAAATTATTAAAACAAGAATATGCATCAAAAATTGAAAATGAATTTATTAAATTGATGGAACAATAATGGCAGAAGAAGTCGCATACGATATGGGTGAAACGCCTCAGAATACATCATATTATTCTCAGGACGGAAGTATAGACAAGATGCAAATTTTGACTGCATCGGGTCAAAAAATTGATGTTAAAAAATTGTTGGTTGAATTTTCTTATTATGAAGATATATTTAATTTTGTGGTATCTGGTTATATCATTTTAAAAGATTCTATTGGCCTTGTAGAAAAATTGCAATTAACAGGCAAAGAATTTTTAGAAGTCAATTTTGGTAAAGCCAGAGGTCTGACAACCAACAACGATTTTATGTTTAGATTATATGCAATACCAAAAAGAACACCAACTGGTAATTTAAACACAGAATTCATTAAATTATATTTTTGTTCAGAAGAATTGTTACTTTCAGAACAAATAAAAGTTACAAAATCTTATTCAGGAACACCAATAAACAAAATAATTTATGATATTTTGGTGGATAAGATGAAGGTCAAAACAACAAATGTTTTTATTGAACCAACTTTGGGAAATTATGACTTTAATGTAAATACATTGAAACCGTTTGAAGCAATCAGTTGGGTTTCTTGTTATGCCAGACCAACCACGGGTATGAATGTTGGTGCGGATATGTTGTTGTATGAAACACAAAATGGTTTTAATTTCAGGTCAATTAATAGTTTGATGAAACAACCAATTTATAATGAATACATCTATCAACCAAAAAACTTAGAAAATAGTGATTTTCAAAATCAATTAAAAACTGTATTGGATTACGAATTTATAAAAACATTCAATTCTTTAGAAGATATAAATTCAGGAACTTTCTCCAATCGTCTAATATCTTTGGATCCATTGAATAGAACAGTAAAAGTAACAAACTTTGATTATGCAAAATATCTTGGTTTGACTGGTGGAACATCAGCTTTGGCACCATCACCAAACAGATTGGGTAAAACACAAAATCAAGCATATACAGGAACTTTGAAGTTGGCTGTTGGCAATTCAGAACAGAAAAAGAAAGATTATGTTAAAGACGGATTAGATTCCCTGGCGAATGATATATATTTGGAGACTTTTATTCCTAACAGAACTTCACAGTTATCTTTGGCCACATATACAAGAATAAAAATAAGAATTCCTGGTGATGCTTCAATTACAGTAGGCAAAACAATTAATTTTAATTTGATGAGTCTTATGGCCAACGACCAATCTGAAAAAGGATTTGACAAATATTATTCAGGTAAATATTTGGTTACCGCAGTTAGACATATTATACAATCAGAAGGTGCATTTCAGACAATATTAGAAATTGCAAAAGAGAAACCAGCAACTTCATATCAAAGTATGAGCACAACAACAGACTTTAGACAGGCACTATTTGAATGACTTTTAAGAATTTTTTAGGTAAAGATGGATTTTTCTGGTGGGTCGGTGTGATAGAAAATCGCATGGACCCTCTTGCTCTTGGTCGTTGCCAAGTCCGTATTTTTGGTTGGCACCATGATGGTAGCACAGATTCCAAACAAAGGGTTCCTGTGACGGATTTACCATGGGCAACACCTTTATATCCATGTAACACCGGAACTAAAACCTTTGGTACTCCAGAACTAGGTGATTGGGTTGTTGGTTTCTTCTTTGATGGCCAAGCAGGACAGTTTCCGGTGATGTTAGGTGTCTTACCTGGTTTCAATCCTACAGCAGAAGATTTGGCTAAATCAGCAGGATAAAAAATGGAAAATTTACCAGACGATTATTATAGTAATGTAGGAAAAACAGAACTTTATAATTTTAAAGTCGTGGAGAAATTTCCTCCAAATTCACCATTTGCAAAATTAATGGGTTCTCCAGGTGTTCAAAATACACCATCGTTAGCCCGTGGTAATTTGAACAGTTCTGTTATTCAGGTAATGAATGGTAATCTTGCACATGCTTGTGATTTCAAATTCATTTTCAATGTCAATATTGATTTGTTTACAGGTTTAACGAATCCTGTAACTGCCATTCAAAATGCAATAAGAAATGCACAAATGAAGGCGGCCACAAAATTAAGAAATTTAGTTAAAGATGCTGCACAGAATTTTAGAAAAGCCATTGAAGCTCTTGTTAATGTAATGGGTTTAGATCCTTCTGGTCAGATATCATATTATTTTTCTTTGGGAAAAGACATACTTAGAAAAGTAAATGAGGCGATAGAATATGTCGCCGAGGTGACAGAAACTGTATTGGAATGGGTTTTCTTTGCACAACAGATTCAACAATTAATTAACTGGGTTATGAGTCTGCCAGAAAAAATTAAAAATCTTGTTTTAACCTGCTTGAACAGTTTTAGCAATTCAATCAAAGCAATCGCAAACAACATTCAATCTTTGCCATCACAAATTCAAAATTTGACTAAAGCACAAATAACTGCTGTTGCAAATCAATTTTCTGCGGCGGCACAAACCGCAGCTTCTGCTGCACAAGACGGTTTCAATACAAACAATTCAAATTTACCTAATGGTGTAATTGATGCAATCAACGCACCACAAGAAGTAAATACGAATTCTTTGGCGTTAGACATTGAAATGACTTTACCAACACAAAATGAAGTTACTGCAAATTCTGTTGGATCACAAATGTCACAAATGCAATCACCTTGAGGTATAAATGTCTGATAAACCAAGTTTCGTAACAACGTGGATTGAACCTGAATCGGCTGCAAATACAAATTATCAGCCGGTTTATCCATATAATCATGTCACACAGACAAAAGGTGGCCATTCGTTTGAATTGGATGATACACCAACCCGTGAACGCATCCGTTTACAACACGGTAAAGGCACATTTGTTGAAATGCATCCAAATGGTGACCAAGTTACCAAGATTTTAGGTGATGGTTATACAATTATCCTTGGTGACCATAACATTGCAATTGGTGTTGATGACGGCCAGAACGCAAAAAAACTGAACATCACAGTTTATGGTGATGTAAGTATGCATGTCACAGGCAATAAAGTTGAACAAATTGATGGAAATGTGGAACAATACATCAAAGGCAATTATACTCAGACGGTTGAAGGTATACATTCCGTTGCATCTTTTGGTAATATGGAAATCAACGCCGGGGCATCACAATTGGGTAAACTGACGATAAACACACCGGATTACGTGAAAATCAATGGTGATTTAGCGGTTTCTAGCGAAATCAAAGCACAAAAGATTACATCCGAAACAAGAGTTGATGCAGGAACAGGCATTTCAGCAGGTGCTCTTGGATTTGTTACAATAACAGGCGGATTATCAGTAGGAATACCAGTTGCAATACCAGAACAGATTCTTTGCGCTGGAACAATCACATCGTTTTCAAGTGTCAACGCACCTTTGGGTAACTTTGGTATTTCTTCTAGTGTATTGTCTTTTGATATTGTAAACCAGTTAATCAGAAAAGTGCATACCCATATGGCATATAGAGGACCAACAAGTCCACCATTGAATTCGGAGACTTCAGAATGAGTGCAAATAGTATCTATGCTTTATTGAATTATCCTTCAAACGATCCGGTTATGAATGCTGCGGCTCAACCTTTTTCCGCAAATGTTCAATATCAGATGAATTTGATGCCAACCATGGTCAAAACATGGCAACAAGATGACATTGCTGCAAATAACACAACAGGATACTTTCAAAATCCAACTTTATCACAATCCGTTTGGAATTCTGCAAATAGTTTTTTGTCTTTGACTTCCACTTGTCTGGGTGGAAACACAGGTGGTATTACAACACTTATAAGCAACACAATAGGTGTGGCTCAAAATATGTCAAGTAATACTGCAAACAGTTATGTGTATCATACCAATCGTATGTCAAATGTAATTGAGCCAGACATTAATGGTGATTTACCCCATTATCAGACAGCCATTGGATATGGCAAAATGATTACGTATATCACAAATAAGACGGACGGCGTACAAAATAACTCTGTATTAATTGGTAGTTTTAGTAGTATTTTGTCAGCCAATCTCTTTAATGCAAATGCAAATGTTGTCATAAATTGGACAAATAACTTTGCAAATACGTTATATGATGATGGAACAGGAAACTTATATTCCAATATTACGTTGGCCAATGCACAATCCATGTATACCGCTTTTGCATCATTAGATTCTGAAATGTGGAACCGCAGACAACAAGACATTAATTTCTTTACAAATACCAAAACCATTATGAACAGGTACAACCATGTCAGTCAGTTCAATAATATAGGTCAAACTGAGACGGATTTGATTATGAATCACATAGGCACAGATAAGATAAAAACAAGATTGAGTTCCTAAAATTTCGTTTTTTTGAATCCGGCCCCTAAATTTTTCGGAGGCAGCTCAAGATTCCTAAAAAGCGTTTTACTCCTACGATAAATAAAAGATGGCAAATATAAGTAAACTTTATTCGGATATAGACTTCACGTTCACCCGTAAGCCGGTGACGAATGATGTTGCACTTAGTTATGATTCTCAAGCGGTTATTCGTTCTTTGAGAAACCTTTTGCAAACAAAACATTATGATAGACCGTTTAATCCTAGCCTAGGATCAAACATGGAACTGATGCTTTTTGAACCTATTTCTTCTATGACAGCAGCATCTATTGAATCTGAGATAAGAAATACAGTAAGAAATTACGAAAATAGAGTGGTTTTGCAAGATATTAAAGTTGTTCCAAGAGAAGATCAAAATGCATATGAAGCATCTGTAACATTTTTCTTAGAAAATGCAACATTACCTACAACAGTAACACTCCTTTTAGAGAGAAACAGATAAAATGGCTGGTGCAAATACAAATGTTCAAATAACCGACCTGGACTTTGACACAATCAAAAATAACTTAAAGACATTTTTGAAGTCACAGGACACACTAAAAGATTACAATTATGAAGGTTCGGCACTTTCAGTCCTATTGGATCTTTTGGCATACAACACGCAATATAATGCATACTATCTGAATATGGTGGCTAATGAAATGTTTTTGGACTCTGCAATCCAAAGAGATTCGGTAGTTTCATTAGCAAAAATGTTGAATTATACACCAAAATCTGTGACTGCACCAGAAGCCACAGTTACTTTGACTGTCAATCAAGTAAATGATCCATCATTAACTTTGGTAAAATATACACCATTTTTATCAGAAGGAATTGATGGCATCAACTATACTTTTGTGACAAGTGAATCAAAAACAGTTAGTGTTGTAAACAATACAGCCACATTTTCAAACATTACAATTAAACAAGGAACACCATCTGGTATTTCTTATACAGTAGATTCAACACAGAATCCAACATACACATTTAAGATACCTGAAGTTAATGTTGATACATCCACACTTTCAGTTGTCGTTCAACAATCTTCCACAAATACTGCTATACAAACATATACACTTTCAACAGACATTTTAAATGTTGATTCGGAATCACAAGTATATTTCTTACAAGAAGGTTCTGGTGGATATTATGAAGTTTACTTTGGTAACGGCATTATTGGTAAAAAACTAACAGATGGAAACATTGTTCGTCTTTCCTATTTGACCACATCAGGAACATCTTCTTATGGTGCAAATAGTTTTGTTGTTATGGGTTCTGTTGGTGGTTATTCCAATACTGTTGTGACACCTGTTATATCTTCAAGCACAGGTTCAGCCAAAGAAAGTGTCACATCTATTAAATTCCAGGCACCAAAATCTTTTGCATCACAAGGCCGTGCGGTCACCAAAGAAGATTATATTACTGCAATTCAACAAAACAATTTAGGTTTTACCTTTGATGCCGTGAACGTATGGGGCGGTCAAGAGAATGATCCTCCAGTCTATGGTCAAGTATTTGTTTGTGCAAAACCAAATGGTGGTTATACATTCACCGCAACACAAAAACAAAAACTGTTGGATATGGTGGTGAAACCAATTTCGGTAATGACTGTTGATCCTATTTTTGTTGATCCAGATTATTCTTACATACAGATTACTGCAAATGTATTGTATGATCCAAAGAAAACAACACTCAGTTCTGGTGAATTGGCTGCAGCAGTTAAGTCTGCAATTTCAAGTTATTCAGTTCAATCTTTGAATACATTTAATTCTACTTTTTCATCAGTAGATTTCAACAATATCATTAAAAATACCGACTTGTCTATTATATCAAATGAAATTAATATTCAAGTACAAAAGAAGTTCTTCCCCAACTTGTCAACACCAACAACATATAAGTTGTATTATGGAACACCACTAAAGAGAGGTATGTTCCAAAGTGGTCTGAATACCAGCCCATCAATGTCTTATAGAAACCAAGCAAATCTTTCACAGACAATACAAGGTGTTTACATAGAAGAAGTTCCTTCTTCAAGTGGTGGTATTGAATCTATATCAGTTATAAATCCGGGTTTCAGTTATCAATATGCACCAACAGTCACTATTAAAGGTGATGGTACAGGTGCAACCGCCACAGCAGAAATCAATTCAAACGGAACATTAAAGTCCATTACTGTTACCAATGCAGGTATAGGATACACAAGTGCAATTATTGTACTGACACCACAATCAAACGACACAACAGGCCAACAAGGTGCTGCTGTGGCTATTATGGAAGGTAGATACGGTACACTCAGAACATATTATAATGATACAAATAATGTGAAAACCGTTTTAAATAACAATGTCGGATCAATTGATTACAACTTAGGTATTGTAACATTAGATGCGTTGAATCCTTTGACTATTGACAATGCTTTGGGTCAATTAACAGTTTCTTCCACTCCAACCACAACAATTATATCGTCCACATACAATAGAATTATTACTGTGGATCCATATGATTCAAATGCTATCGTAGTTAATGTAATTGCTAAGACATGATTTACAATAACGAAAAAACATCCTTACTGATAGATTCACAACTGCCTGAGTTCATTCAGGCAGAACCAGACTATCAAAATTTCAGATTGTTCCTACAGGCCTACTATGAGTGGATGGAACAAGAAGGTAAAGCAATACAAAGAACCAAGAATCTTTTGTCGTACCATGATATTGATACAACAACAAATGAGTTCTTAGAGTATTTTACCAATCAATTTTTACCATATTTTCCAAAACAATCGTTGATTAGTGAACAAGAAGCGGTAAAGATTGCAAAACAATTGTATCAAACCAAAGGAACACCAGCTTCTTACAGGTTTCTCTTTAAGATTCTTTACAATTCAGATTTTGATCTTTTTTATACAAAGGATGCCGTTCTTAAAGCATCAGCAGGTTCTTGGTATGTTGCAAAAAGTTTGAAACTTGCAACTGAAGATTTAAGATTCTTAAAGATACAAAACTACAGATTGTTTGGTGAAAATTCCAAATCAATCGCAACAGTAGAAAATGCCATCGTTGCTGGTACAAAGATAGAAGTTTTTATTTCCAACATAGAAAGACTATTTGAATCTGGAGAAATAGTTCGTGTAATTGATTCCAATAATCAAGATGTATTAATTGATGGTGAAACATTAAGAGCCAAAGTTGTTGGTCAAGTCAGCCAAGTATCAATTGATCCAAATAATAGAGGTTTGTTATATCAACCTGGTGATCCGGTTATTGTTTATGATGGTTTGAATCCTGATATTGAGTTTCCTGTATCAGCAACAGCTGAAGTTGGTCAAACAACAACAGGTGCTATTAAGAGTGTTAGTGTTTTAACTGGTGGATATGGTTACAGACAATATCCTTATACGACAATTGAATTTACAAAAGCACCTGGCGCACAAGCAGTTGTTGGTTCTTTAGATCCACAAGGCATTTCAAATGTGGCTTTCATACCTATGGATAGTATAGGTATCAAAAAGAATGTTAAACTAAACGCAAACAATTATTTCTTTTCAAATATTGCAACATCAAATGCCAATACAACATTGGCCAAAGCATTTTCGTTTGATTCTTTCACCACATATCCTTTGTCATCCGTTTTAGTTACCAATGGTGGTGGCGGCATAAGAGAGATACCAACAGTAGAAGCCAAATCAAACTATTTTGCTGAGACCGACTATGCATTGTTATCATCATTGGGTATTTTGGCACCAATTCAAATAGCAAATGGTGGCCATGGTTATCAGGCAAACGATGTGATTGTTTTCTCTGGTGGTTCTGGTCGTGGTGCATATGCAAATGTAGCGACTGTTAATGCCACTGGTGCAATCACAAAAGTGGAATATGTTCAGGGTCCAGCAAGACTGTATCCAATTGGCGGCATGGGATACAAGAGTATAGATTTACCATCTGTTACAGTTTCTTCATCAAATGTTCAAGCAAATGGCGCAAGTGTATTTGTACCAGGTATTCTTGGTGAAGGTGCCTCATTCTCATTACTTGTTGATCGTGTTGGTTCTGTAACAACAATTAATCTAATGAATCCTGGTGAAGATTATGTTGCAACTCCAAAAGTATCATTAAAAGTTCAAGATATATTAGTATCAAATGTTGCAATTAATAATTTACCACAGAAGAATGATGTTGTTTATCAGGGAAATAGTTTAGAAACATCTTCTTACTATGCAACAGTAAATTCAATATCGGAATTGGTAAACAATCAGGATCCAACACAATCAATTTGGAATCTAAGAGTTTTTAATTACTACTCAACACCAAACACACAGTTGTCTTTGACTATTGAAAAAACATCCAACATACACATGGTGATGGCCAATACGGCATTGAATTCAAATTACAACTCAAGTGGTATTAGATATTATGGTGACGGTGCAGCAAAAGCAAATGCAAAATTCTTGAATGGATTGGTTGTAAGTCAAGGTGAATATTTAAATTCACAAGGACAACCAAGTTCTTTTGATGTATTACAGAGTTCTGATTACAATAACTTCACATATGAGATTACAGTTCAGGAATCTATATCAAAATATAGAGGCATACTACTAGACCTATTACATCCAACAGGCATGAAGGTCATTGGTAGACATGCAATGAAATCAAATAGTCATTTGGATTTCCATGTTCAAAACGCCTTATATCAGGGTTATCCATTATATTATTATGCTGGATATGGTTCATATGTGACCATGACAACAGATTTCAGTAATAAGAGCAATAATATTATTGAATTCTTTAATATTGACGGCGCAAATCTGGCCAGTTTCATATACCCTGGTGAAACAGAAATCATATTGATGCCAACAAATGGTCCAAACGTTGAAGCTAGGGCTGTATCTGTTGATTATGCAAACAATAAAGTTACATTAGACACAAATACATGGTTAACATTTGCCAATGTGGCTGTTGCAACAGGTAACTCTGGTAGCAATACAATAAATATTACATCGTTGACTGGTAAATATGACATTATTAATAATGGAAATTATAGTGACGCAAACATTCACCTAAAGGATATCGTGTATGTTGGTGACTCAATATTAATAGATAACAACACAAGTAAAATAGTCAATTCAATTGATTATGCAAATGGTATTATAAGATTGACCAGTAATTTGTCAAGTAATGCAAACTCTATGATTTCAGTCAAGAGAAACTTTATTGCAAATTCAGATTATGTATACAATCAGATTGAAATATATGGTCCAGTTGGACAAACATATATTAATCCACAATTAACAACGGAAGACGGAACAATAATCACAACGGAAGATGATATAATTCTTCTAGTGGGGTAAAAAATGGCAACATCTAAAATATCAAATCTAAACGCACTTGCACCTTTGAATTCTAATACAGCAAATGTGTATTTCGTGGCAACAGATAAACAATCTGGAGTATCCGGTAAAGTATCAGGTACTACTTTGGCCAACGGACTTTATGCATACAACACATTGAATGTTGGAAATACCGAAGTTATTTTCCCAAATGTTGTTTCTCAGTTTGCAAAAAACGGTGAATCATATATTCAAGTTAATCTATTGAACACTGCTGATGGTGGTTCTGCCGATTATGTGGCAACCGCAAATACAGGTACAGACACCACATATTTTATTGATATGGGTTATGCCAATAAAGATTTTGTTCCTGGTTCCGAATACAACAGCTTGGGTAATTCAATACACGCACTAGATGGTTATTTGTATGTTCAAGGTAATTCTTCATCTAATGTTGGTGGCAATCTTGTTATTGGAACAACCACATCAAACACACATTTAGGATTAATAGTTGGTGGCGGCACCACATCAAATGTTATTGCACAATTATACCAAAATCAAATTGTTTTAAATAGAACTGTTGTTTTTGGTGATGGCACCACACAAAACACTTCTGCTGATTCGGCAAGAACGTATGCTAATGGTGCTTTCATTCAAGCAAATGCGGCATTTCTAGTTGCAAATACACCAACACATGTGGCAAACTCAGCCGGATTATATGCTAATGCCGCTTTCATTCAGGCTAATGCAGCGTTCTTAACAGCCAATACACCAACACATGTGGCAAACTCAGCCGCATTATATGCCAACGGATCATTTATACAAGCAAATGCTGCATTTACAAAAGCAAACAACGCCTTGGCAAATACAACAGGAACACTTAATGGTTCTTTAACTGTCACAGGTACTTTGTCTACAGGAAATGTTACCATAAACAATGGTGTTGTTATAAATGATGGTGGTTTATTTCAATATACAACTGCAAATAGTTCAACGGTCACACAATTAAGTACCAAAAACAATCCTGTTACATGCAACGGTAGAACTGGTCAAATAACAACAAATAATGGAGCTTTGGCTGCCGGAAGATCGGATACATTTAGAGTTACTAACAATCAAGTAACAAATGCAAATGACATTATAATTGTTGGCATTTCTTCTGGTGCAACTGGAAATACATATCAAGTTTGCACAACTGGTGTTGGTGCTGGTTATTTTGACATTACAATATCTAACGTTAGTTCAACATCACAATCCGATACATTAGTAATTAATTTTGCAATCATCCGTGTTCAATAATAAATAAATCATGGCAAATAAAAACATTCTCACAACAGAATCAAGAACCATGATGGTTGAACAGGTGTATTTTTCACCTGTAGCCGTGGTTCCTCCTAATGATTACAACGCACAAACAATCTATACTTTTTTATCTAAAGTAGAACCTTGGGTTGATGATGAAAATATACCCGCACCTACTTCCGATGAAAAATACAAGAAACAAGTCTTTAAAAACATGTTTGTGGCCAAAAGGGTCAAATCATCCGATATTTCTCCAGTTATACAGAGAGTGAATTGGACTTCCGGTATAGTTTATGATTATTATCGTGATGATATTGACATGAACGCAGTTGATGTTGATGGAAATCCAGTTTATACTTTCTATGTAAGAAACCGATACGACCAAGTATTTAAATGCCTTTGGAATAATAATGGTGAAAGTTCAACAGAGGAACCATATTTTGAACCTGGTTCATACAACACCAACAACATTTTCCAAAGCACAGATGGTTACAAGTGGAAATATATTTACACCATAGACTTGGGACTTAAAGTAAAATTCATGGATGATACATGGATTCCTGTTCCAGTTGGTGCAAATACACCAAATCCATTGCAAACAAGTGCTGGTGCAGGATGTGTAGATGTAATCAACGTAACAGATGTTGGTTCTGGTTATGATCCAGCCAATGCAGTCATAACAATTACCGTTACTGGTGACGGAACTGGTGCAACCGCCACATCAAATGTGGTAAACGGACAGTTGGTAGATGTTATCGTAACATCACCAGGAACAAACTACACTTTTGCAAACGTGTCTATTTCATCTGCATTAGGTTCAAACGCAACGGTGACGGCTCCAATATCTCCTATTGGCGGCCACGGTTTTGATCCAATATCAGAACTTGGTTGCCGTCATTTAATGATTACTACCGAATTTAATAATACCGAAAACAATGTGTTGCCTGTTGATATTGATTTTCACCAGGTTGGTTTGTTGGTAAATCCAACCACCTATGCTGACTATCCTATACCAGCCAACTCGGAAATTTACAGAACAACAACCGATTTAATTGTTGCACCAGGTTTCGGTGCATTTGTGGCTGACGAATATGTTTTCCAAGGAAATTCACTGGAAGATTCTACATTTTCAGCCAGAGTTTTAACATTTAACACATCAACCAATGTAATATACCTAATAAATACAAAAGGTACTTTAACATTGAACGCTCCAATTTTTGGAGACACATCAAAAACAACAAGAACACTACTATCTTACAGCACTTCCAGCTTGGCTCCATTTTCAGGTTATATGATTTTAATAGAAAATAGATCCGCTGTTCAGAGAAGTGCAGATGGTATAGAACAATTCAGATTTGTATTGGGTTACTAAAGGAATAAAATGTCGCTATATTTTAACGTTGATCCATACTACGATGATTTTGACCAGACAAAAAACTTTCATCGTATACTTTTCAAGCCAGGTAGAGCTGTTCAGGCCAGAGAACTGACCCAAGCACAAACTATCCTACAGGATCAAATCACAAAGTTTGCAGATAACATCTTCAAACAAAATTCTCCTGTATCTGGTGGTCAAGTAACCACAAATTTTGATTGTTATTATATTAAATTACAAGAAACTTTCAACAATTCAGCTGTTGATGTTGATGCATTAGATGGTTTGTTGATGACAAATGCTGATGGTACAGTTAAAGCTCGTGTCATAGCCGTAGCTCCAGCAACAGGAACTGCCGGTCAAGGTGAGCCACCAACAATCGTTGTGACATACAAAACTGGTATACACTTCCAAGATAATGATATCATTTATGATGTTGATTCAAATTTGGCAGTTCAAGCAATAGTTTCAAATGCAACTGGTAGTTCTTCAACTGCATCAATAGCCAGTGGTGTATTCTATATTCTTGGAAATTTTGTTCAAATCCAACCAAAAACAATCATTCTAGATAAGTATGACAACACACCAAGTAAACGTATTGGTTTGACTATCACAGAAACAATTTACGATTACATTAATGATCCATCGTTATTGGATCCAGCCGTTGGTGCATCCAACTATCAGGCTCCTGGTGCTGATCGTTATGTTATTTCTTTGGCATTAGATACCAGACCCATTCAGTTGGGTGATGACCAAAACTTTGTTGAATTGGTTCGTGTGACAGATGGCCAAGTTACACCTTTGGTGGATGGTTCTGTATATAATGTGATTGATGATTACTTTGCAAAACGTGATTATGAAACCAATGGTGATTATATCGTCAATGATTTCAAATTAACACCAAGAACAAACGAAGATTCTGCAAAATATACCTTGTCGGTTGGCAAAGGCCTTGCATATGTTCACGGTTATCGTGTAGAAAACCAGATTCAACAAGAGATTGTTTCTGACCGTGCAAGAACAACTGCATCTCAAAACAATAGTCCAGTCTTTATTGATTTTGGTTCTTACTTCTATGTTGACAATGTTCGTGGTGCCAATGGTAGTTTCTTTGATGTTACCACATCACAAACAATTGACCTGCATTGTGTCACAGTTGCGAATGTAAACACCTCAAGTTCATCCGCATATACATCAACAGTTATTGGTTCTGGTTATATTCGTGGTTTGGTTTACGACCATGACACAAATGATGCATCAGGCAATACATTTGTATACAAGGCCTATGTAAATGACATTCAGTTGGCTTCACTATCTGCAAATGCAGTTTCTGGTGGTGCAACAACGATTACATTACCAGCCACATATACAGCTTCAAACACAGCCTATGTTGGTGTTAATATTCAAATCACAAAAGGTACATCTGCTGGTGACTTCAGAACAATTACATCTTATAATGGTGTAACAAAAGTTGCAACAGTTAATCAAGCCTGGACTTCAACACCTGATACCACATCAGTATTTGTATTGAATTTTGGTATTAAAGATGCCGAAACCGTTCTTTCTGTTGATGGCTCAAGAACAATATTGGGTACAGCAAACATTAATATTGCAGGAAAAACCAATGGTGTCTCTACTGGAGATACCGTTCTTGAAAATCCAGATGTTCCAGAAATGTTATTTAATGTTGGTTCACCTTATGTGGCCGCAATTAATAATACATCATATACAACAGAACAATTATGGAGAAATGTATCATTCACATCTTCTGGTGGTTCTGTATCTGCACAGATTAACTTCCAAGGTTCTTTGAGTGGAATATTCCAACATTTTGGAACACCAAACAGCGTATTGTCTGCTGATATAATTCGTCAAAATTATTCAATTGTTGTTATAAACAAAGGTTCAAACTCATCAATTGTTAATGGTGATATTATTCCTTGGACGACAGCAGGTAGAACTGTTACATTAAATAACGATGCAACAATTGCCACGTTTGCGGCTTCAGATTTGTCTCCATTTACAGCAACAATCGTTGCAAAAGTTTATGTTGAAGATGCCGACAATACAGGTAACATCAGAAAATTTAAAAACTTAATTACTGCAAATACAACAGCAGTTAATATTAGTGGCACACAAGTTAACACATATACTTTTGTTGATGATACTGCACTAACTTCAAAAGGCCAAGTGTATATACAAAACTCCGGTTTGGTATCACCTGGTTCCGCACAGAGTTTGTATCTGTCCGATGTGAAAAGAATTGTCAAAATCATTGATACAAAAGCTACTGGCACCACACCAACAGTCAACATGTTATCTAGTTCGGTGTATGATGTAACTAATAATTACATATTTGATAACGGACAAAGAGATAGTCATTATGACCACGCAACAATCACTTTGCGTCCTGGTGCACCACAACCAATAGGAAATCTATTGGTTCTTGTGGATTATTACCAACATACCGGTGGTGATGGTTACTTCTGCTTGTCATCATACACAAGCTCAAGTTTGCCAGAATCATATACAGGTATTGGCACTTATATTAGCAAACACGGAACACTATATTCACTACGTGATTGTATTGATTTCCGTCCTGCTCGTAAGAACGCAGATTCAAGTTTCACATATCGTTATTCTTCAACATCAACATCATATTATGGCGTTGTGTTACCAGTAGACTTGACCTTGTTTACTGAAGATTATTCATACTACTTGGGTCGTAGAGATAAATTAATTTTATCAAAAGATAGAAGCTTTGAAATCATTCAAGGAGCTCCTTCTTTAAATCCATTATTACCATCAGAACCGGATGGTTCATTGGTGATTGCAAATCTTACACACAGACCATATACTGGTTATTTACCAACAGAAACACCATCAGGAACTATAGCTGATTTATCAATTGAAAAGGTGAAACACAAACGTTTCACCATGCAAGACATTGCAAGCCTAGAAAATAGAATCAACAACATTGAATACTACACTTCATTAAGTTTGTTGGAACAAAAGGCGTCCTCATTACAAATCTCTGATGCTTATGGTCTAAACAGATTTAAAAATGGTATCATTGTTGATGACTTCAGTTCTTATTCAACAGCCGATACATTGAATACAGATTACTCTGCAACAATTAACCGCAGAGATAGAGTGATGACCGCAACACAAAGTGTTAAAAACTTCCCATTGAAGTCTACAGCATTGTTGCGTAACATCAACGCCATTTCTCCATCAGCCGAAACTTCTTTAGGTTATTCAATCAATTCTGATGGTGATGTAAACTATTTCTCATTGCCATATACAACAGCGAATGTAGCCTCACAAAAGTTTGCATCAAGAACTGTCAATGTAAACCCATTCTCATTCTCCAATAAACAAGGTGATCTATACCTATCACCAAACATGGACAACTGGGTAGATACCAATTATGCACCTGCATTGTTGATTACTGATCCAAACCTACAAGTTTTCCAAGCTGGCAACACCATCAATACTTTGGTTGCAGGTGATTGGAAAACAATTCCCGGAACAACACACACAACATCAAAGAATGTTGAAGGACACAATGTCAATCCTTCACCATTTGGTTATATTGGTTATACACAAACATCCACATATGCTTCAGCATCACAAACAAATATTCTTGGTGCATATGACAAAATTGGCAACACATATTCATTGAACAACGGATACATTACAGACATTTCTGTTCTGCCATATATTCGTCCACAACAAATTGTTGTTCGTGCAAAGAGTATGTTGTTCAATACTCCAGTAGATGTTTATTTTGATGGTTCAAATGTTGATAGTTATGTCCGTAAAACAAACGTTATTGAATTGACGGGTGTATCCGGAACTTTCAATGAAGGTGATGTTATTGGATATTACGTATCTGGTTCCTTTACATCAACAGGCCGTGTCATTGGTGTTTACCAAAAAACATCCACAACTGTAAGATTGTATGTTGCTGCTGATCCATATTCAACAACATATACTACAAACGGAACATTGCAAAATGCTTTCTTTGATACCAATGGCAGTTATCAAACAACTACTGCAAGTGGTACATTATCAAGTACAAAACATTTTGGTGGTATTGTTCAAAATACAACTGGCACAACAATTAAATTGTCTGCATTAGCATCATCAGCTAACTCCTATTATACCGGCAATACAATTTACATCAATTCTGGTACAGGCGTTGGTCAATCTGCAACAATTACAAATTATTTTGGTGCAAATCAGACCGCAGTATTGTCCTCAACAGTAAGTTGTGCCAACGGAGACATTTATTCTATTGGTACATTCAATACTGATGAGATTGGTGCCTTCTATGGTGTATTTAATTTACCAAAAAATACATTCCACAATGGTCAACGTGTATTGCGTGTGGATAATTCAAATGGTAATCCAACTGCAGCAACAACTTATGCAGAAAGCACATTCTATTCGGAAGGTCTACAAACAACACAACAAAGTTTGGACTTTGGTGCATCTCCAGCCGGCGCAAAGAATACCTTTACACAAGTTAATAAACAAAACAATGTTTTAATTTCAACAACTTATAGTCCATGGGATCCAGTTGCACAGACATTCATCTTTGATAAAGCAACCTATCCAAATGGATTGTTCTTGAACTCTGCAACATTCTTCTTTGCAACCAAACCAACATCTGATAATGCACCAGTTACATTGTCTATTGTTGGAACATTAAATGGTTATCCAAATGGTCAAACATTGGATCATTCTATTGTGACCTTGTATCCAAATCAAGTTAAATCATCAAGTACACCACAGTATTTGGATAGTACAACATCAACAACGTTCAACTTTAGTGCGCCAGTTTACATACAACCAGGTGTATTGTATTCATTCATACTGAAAACAAACTCTAAAGAATATACTTTGTGGACTGCATCTAATGGTGATACCGCATTAGCATCTTCAGTTAAGAATTTGCCATCTGATCCAATACCATCAACAATCACTAAGATTGGCGGCGCACCTTATGTTGGTGCATTGTTCTTGTCACAAAACTCACAGACATGGACAGCAGATCAGAACTCATCATTGATGTTTGTAGCTGACCGTTGTGTGTTCAATACTGCGGCAAATCCAACCATGACCTTCGTTGTGCCTAAGAAGTTGCCACAAAGAACATTGATTGAACAATCAGTACAGTATTATTTAAATGCAAATAATATTTCCAGTTCAATAGATACCATTTCAAATACTGATGTATTGGTTGATGCATTTAATATTACAACAACTGATTTCTTACCAACCACAACCGGTGTTTCTTATTCTTATACTGCCACATTGCAAAACGGCAATCTAGCAGGCACACAGAATATTATTCCAGGTAAATTTGGCACACCAACACAAGAAGATATCTACTTGAATGATGGCCAAGGTGAACGTCTATTAATGTCAAATACCAATTCATCTTTTACATTGAACGCACAAATTGCTTCAACAGATGATGCCGTTTCACCAATTATTTCTGATGCAGGTTTAACTACCTATGCGATCAACTGGAATATTAACAACTGTGAGTTGTCTAATAGTCTAATTACTGTTACGAATGGTGGTTCAAATTATAATGTAACAAATACTGTCGTAACATTCTCAGCGCCAACAGGACTAAATGGTACACAGGCTTATGGTGTGGCCAATGTTGTTGCAGGAAAAGTTGATGCAATCTATGTTACAACACCAGGTTCTGGTTATATAACCACACCAACTGTAACCGTATCGGTAACTGGTGGTGCTGCTTCTGGTGCAACAGCAACAGTTGCGGGTGAAACTAGTAAAAATGGTGGCAACGCAACAACACGTTATGTTACCAAGAAAGTTGTTCTTGATCCAGGATTTGATTCTGGTGACTTGAACGTATTCTTGACTGCATATCGTCCTGTAAACACCGACATTCAAGTGTATTATAAAATTCTAAACAGAAACGATACACAGAAGTTTGAAGATGGTTCATGGCAATTAATGACCAAAACCAATAGTACCGATTCTAAATATTCACAAACCCGTGGTGAATTGTATGAATATACATTTGCACCAGGTACAACTGGTGTTGACCAAGGTTATGTGAGTTATACAAGTACGAATGGCCAGACCTATACAACATTCAGTCAGTTCGCATTGAAGATTGTTTTCACAACATCCGATAAGACATTTGTTCCATTTGCAACTGATATGCGTTGTATTGCTCTTCCATCTAATGTAAACACAACGGTGTAATATGCAAGTAAAGATTGAAGGCACATCTTTTTATAGAGATATAAACTCTATGGCTCTGGTCAACAAAGATGTTGCTGGGTTGGAAGATTATAAATCAAAGCGAAAGTATGCCGAGTCCCAAAGGCAAGAAATAAATAACTTAAAGAAAGAAATGGATTGCATCAAGAACGATGTTCTGGAAATAAAAGAAATGATGCGCCAACTACTGAATAAAGGTTAAAATGGCAAATACAGTTACCACACTAAATTACGCAAACACCTTTGGTGATTGGTTAGTTGCGACAGATGCTTTGATTAGTGAGAATAATATTCTGGCTACAGGAGATTATACCAAACCATCTGGCACATTGTTTCTAAACGAAACCACTCAAAATGCTTTGATTGCCAATGGTAGTGTTGTTGTTCAGAAACAATTGCTTGTTCAAGGTTCAGGTTCATCCACAACCATGGATAGAAACTTGACTGTTGGCGGCCAAGTATACTTCACCAACACAACTTTAGGTTTGACACACACAGGACAGGCCAACTTAAATGGATTGGTTCTAGTTCAAGGTCCAGGAATCGGTATTCAGGTATCTAATAGTGCGTATGTTGGTGGGAATACCACAATACAATATAATACAATTACAAATACCATCCAAGCCAACGCATCAGTAAACACTTCAAATTTAAGTGTAACCAGAACAACCTATACCAATACATTACAAGCAAATACAAATGCAAACACCAGAACATTGAGTGTTACTGGTGTAACCTATACAAATTATTTGGAAGCAAATACAACTGTCAATACAGGCACAATTAGTATTTCTTCTACTGCACACACAGATACATTACAAGCAAACACAAGTGTTTTGACCGCAACCTTAACGGCAAATACATTGGTTAATGCAGCCAACGTTGTTGCTGGTGTAATCAGTTCTTCTGGTACTGTAACTGCATCACAGGTTCAAGCAAATAATTCTGTGTATGCAAACAATGTTGTTGCAAATAATTCGGTCATTGGAACGATTATATCAGCTAATGATTCCATTAGTGCAATTAATTCTCTATATGTTAGTACAGTTCAAGCCAACTCTAGCATTACAACAGGAACCGTAACTGCAAACACATTAGTAAATGCAGCAAATATTGTATCAACAGGTTCAATTAGTGCAGCAAGTTCTTTGTTTACAAATTTAGTTCAAGCTAATACTGGAATCGTAACAGGAATTTTAGTAGCAAATACATCAGTAACCACACCAAATGTTGTTGCAGGTACAATGAGTTCTTCTGGTACTGTATCAGTATCTAGACTACAAGCAAACAGCACAATCAATACTGCTTCTGGTTATGCCGATGTATGGCAAGCCAACGTAAGAGTTAATGCACCAAATATTGTAACTGATGCCTTGTCTGTTTCAGGCACAGAATATGTTGGCAATACTATTGCAAATACTTCTATAACAACACCAGTTTTAGCAGTCACAAACAGAATTAATGCGAATTCTGCCACTGGTTATTTCAATAACATACAAACCTTGGGTAAAGTAAGTGTTGGTGGTGATTTTGTAATCAACGGAACAACAGTATACAATTCAAACAACTTAACATTAAGTGCTCAAAACAACAATCAAATTTCGTATTTGTCTGTTTATAGAACAGGTGCAAATGCGGCCATTCGTTGGAATGAACCACAATTATATTGGGACATATTGAATGTCAATAGTTTAAATTATTATAGAATTTTAACTGACGAATATTTTAATGATACTACAACCAGTACAAGCACCACATCAGTTGCAACTGCAAACTCCGTAAATGCGGTAAGTTTACGTGCTACAAGTGCAGGAGTATATGCCAACGGTGCGTTCAGACAAGCCAATGCGGCCTTCGCTGCAGCTAATAATGTGGGTCCACAAATACAACCTACATTCACTCAAGCAAATGCGGCATTTGCACAAGCGAACGCATCTTATTCAAGAGCAAACACATCATCCAACACATTTGTTGGTACATCCGGTTCTATTACTCCATCATCTGGTGTAATTTCATTCACAAGCAATAATGGTTTAACGATTGTTGCCACATCAGCCAACAATTTGGCAATCAGCACATCACAAGATTTAAGAACCACAGGAACACCAACTTTTGGTGGTCTATCTTTGACTGCACCTTTGGCTTTATCAGAAGGTGGTACAGGACAAACATCAGCTTCTGGTGCATTGAACGCATTGTTGCCAACAGGAACAACCGCAGGATATGTGTTGACTACTGGTGGTCCAGGTAACTTCTATTGGGCCGCAGGCGGTGGTGGCGGCGGTGGAGGTGCAGTACCTGGTACAACAATTAACTCAACACGTTTGAGTTACACAGCAAACGGACAATCTGGTTATACAGGTAACTCTTTCATTGTACCACCAGCAAAAACATCTACACAAGTTCGTGCCTATATTAATGGTGTTCGTCAATTTGAAAGTGAATATACTTTATCACTAAGTTCTTCTTCAAATACAATTGCTTTCTTAACAACACCAGCGTTAAATGATTCCATATTGGTTGAAGTTGATGGTTATTATGTCAATCCATACTATGCAAACAACATTGCATATACAATTAATAACAGTATTGATCCAACAGCAAGTACAATTCAGTTGGCAATAGACGGATTAACTAGTAAGGTTACTTCTTATTATGCAAACTTGGCATCAACATCAGCACAATCTTTTGGTGGTGTGGTAACAGGTAGAACTATGGCTGCGGGTACAAGCAATACTGCATTTGCTACAACCGCATATGTTCAAAACCTTGTCAACGGCGGAAATAGTTTGACAGCTAGTGTTACTGGTAATGCTGGCACAGTAACGAATGGTGTATATACAAATGGAAGTTATTCAAATCCATCTTGGATCACATCTCTAGCCAATACAAAAATTACTGGAACATTTGCAGTCGGTTCAATTACAGGTTTGGCTGCATCAGCCACTACTGATACAACCAGTGCAAGTAACATTACATCTGGAACATTAGACGCTGCAAGATTATCAACTTCTGGTGTAACAGCAGGAATATACGGTACATCTTCTTCTGTTCCTGCTATTACTGTTGATGCTTATGGTAGAATAACATCAGTATCAACATATAATGTTTCTATTTCTTCAGGTTCTGTTTCTGGATTGGCCGCATCGGCCACAACCGATACAACTAATGCAGGAAATATTACAAGTGGAACACTAAACGCAGCTAGATTGCCTACAATATCAGCAGGTTCAATTACAGGTTTGGCCGCATCTGCTACAACAGATACAACCAGTGCTACAAACATCACAACAGGAACATTAGGTGCGGCAAGATTGCCATACTCAATGGACCAAAGTGTTGCAACAACAAATAACGTTCGTTTCAACTCTCTAGGTATTGGTACCGCTGCATCAGGAACTGCTGGTGAAATTCGTGCAACAAATGAAATTACTGCATACTACTCTGATGACAGACTAAAAACAAAACTAGGTACAATTGAAAATGCATTAGACAAAGTTTCTTCATTGAATGGTTTCTATTACGAACCAAACCAAACTGCACAAGACTTGGGTTATGAAGTCAAGAAACATGTTGGTGTTTCTGCTCAACAAGTTCAAAATGTTTTACCTGAAGTTGTTAAAGATGCACCTATCGGTCAAGGTTATTTGACTGTTCAATACGAAAAATTAGTACCACTATTAATTGAGGCCATTAAAGAATTGAAGGCTGAGATAGAAGTTCTAAAAGGAAATAATAAATGACAACACAGATTAGACCTTCGGTATTAGCCAATACAACGGTTACTCCAGGAACTTATGGTAGTGCCTCTGTAATTCCAACATATACGGTTGATGCACAAGGAAGATTGACAGGGGCTACTAATGTAAGTGTTGCAATTTCTTCTGGTGCCGTGTCTGGATTGGCCACATCTGCAACTACAGATACAACCAACGCATCTAATATTACCAGCGGAACATTACCAGTCGCAAGACTGGCGACCTCTGGTGCAACAGCCGGATCCTATGGTAGTGCTTCTTCTATTCCTTCAATAACTGTTGATGGATACGGTAGAATAACTTCCGTAAGTGCCAGTTCGGTTGCAATTTCTTATACTGCTGTGTCCGGATTGGCCACTTCGGCAACCACAGATACAACCAATGCGAGTAATATTACATCCGGAACGTTGGCTGCCGCTAGGTTGGCAACCTCTGGTGTGGTAGCTGGAAATTATAACGCACCATCACTTTCGGTTGATGCTTATGGTAGAATAACATCAATAAGTAGTGTATCATTATCTGCGTCAGCAACCACAGATACAACCAATGCATCCAATATTTCATCCGGAACATTGGCGGCCGCTAGATTACCAGCAAGTGGTGTATCAATTGGTACATATGGTGGTTCATCAAGTATACCAGTAGTTACAGTTGATACTTATGGTAGAATAACGTCTTTGTCAACTGCAACTGTATCTATTCCCGGTTCATCAACCAACTTTCAAGTTAACTCTTTGGGTGTCGGTACTGCCGCATCAGGAACAGCTGGTGAAATTCTTGCAACAAACAATATCACCGCTTATTATTCGGACGCAAGACTGAAAGATTTCTTGGGTACCATTCCTAATGCTTTGGAAAAGGTATTATCTTTGAACGGTTATTACTTTGTTGAGAACCAAAAAGCCAAAGAATTAGGTTACAATAATAGTTCCCGTCAAGTTGGTGTTTCCGCACAAGAAGTTGAGGCGGTATTACCAGAAATTATTGCTGATGCACCAATTAATAATAATGTTGAAGGTGCGGATTATAAGACCGTTTACTATGAGAAATTAATTCCTTTGTTGATTGAAGCCATTAAAGAACAACAAAAACAAATTGATGAATTGAAGAACAAATAAATACCATAAAAAGGTAAAATATGGCTGCAGGATACCAAGAATTATTTGTAGAACAAGGTGCTAACTATTCAACTTCCATAACTTTGGATGATAGTAATGGTGATGCCTTTGACTTAACTGACTACCAAGCAAAATGTCAGATGAAGAAGTCTTATTATTCCACAAATGCAACCGCTGAATTCACAACAACAATTACAAGTCCAGGTAACGGAATCATATCTCTGTCTATGAATTCGGAAACCACAGCAAACATTGCTGCCGGACGATATGTGTATGATGTTATTATAAAAAGTTCTAGTAATACTGTGACCCGTGTGTTGGAAGGAATCGTTAATATTATACCTCAAGTAACCAAGTTCTAAGGGGTCTAAATGCCTTCGGTAACAGTATCACAACCATCAGTTATTAGAGTAAAAGTTGATGGTGATTCAACTAAAGTCAAGAGCATTGGTTATAATCAAAACATAGCCGTCAAGGACGCTGTTGACGTTAATATGATTAACGCTCCGGACGGAGGCGTTTTAACATATAATGCGAACACAAAACAGTTTACTCCACAACCAATTGGTTCAAACACACAATTCAATGGTGATTTGATTCCAAGTATTGCTGGTACCTATGATATTGGTAGTGCAGAAAAACCTTGGAAATCATTATATCTGACGGGTCAAACTATGTACCTTGGTGGATTGGTTTTTTCACAAGAACCAGAAACAGGTTCTATGGCAATAACACCAGCACCAACAGATGAATACCCTGATCCAAAAGGAATTTTAATTACACCAACGGGAAACTTTTTACCCGTGGCCACCATTGAGGGTAAACCAGTTCCTCTTGGAAACTATGCTCAAAGAGTGGCAAACACCGTGGAATATATGGCTTTTACTGGTTATGATGCAGGATTTTTCTAAATGGCAACGACATTACAAATATTAAGATCATATGCTAATACAGCTCCAGCAACATTAAATGATGGTGAGTTAGCATATTCTTTTACCGCAAACGCTTTGTATATTGGAGACAATGCCAATAACATCATCTTGATTGGTGGATCAAAATTATTGGAGAACGTTAGCGCACAAACCGCATACGTTTCATATCAAACTTTAAACGCCGATGGTGGCGAGTTTTAATAAATACAGGATAGCTTAATTATAAGGACAAGAAATGGCTAACACATCAATCCGCATCAAACGCTCTAGTAGTACAAGTTCACCAATTAGTTTATTATCTGGTGAATTTGCGTATTCCTACCAGTCAAACACACTTTTCCTTGGTACCTCTGATGGTTCTGGTGTTGTCAATGTGGGTGGTCAATATTATACCAGTCAAATTGATAACGCAACCGAGTTTGCAACACCACTAACTCTTGTCCGTAGAGATGCATCAGGTAATGCAGCGTTTAATAACGTTGTTGCAAACGGCCTGTTCATCGGTACATTGAGTGGTAGTGTTATCGGTGGTGCAAATACAGCCGTTCAGTTGAGCACACCAAGAAACTTCAGTATTAGTGGCGGAGATATTAGTGCATCAGCTATTTTGTTTGATGGTACGGCTGATGTTACATTAAATGCTTCACTAGACAACGTTGCCGGTTTGTCCGCTGGCACATATGGTGGAACAACAGCCATTCCTGTCGTAACGGTTGCTGCAAATGGTCGTGTAATGGCCATTGCAAACACCAGTTTATCAACATCATTTACAATTGCTGGTGACACAGGTACAGACACATTTGATAACGGTAACACACTACTGTTTAATGGTGGTGATGGTATCACAACCGATGTTACAGATAACACAGTTTCTTTCGCAGTAGATACAACAGTTTTCCGTTCCAATACTGCAATTGTTAAACAAACCGTTGACGGTGATGTTGAAATTTCTGGTAACTTGATTGTTCTTGGTACACAAACAACAGTTAATGTTTCTACATTAAGTGTTGATGACTCTTTGATTGCACTTGCAAGAAATAATACAACAGATGCAGTTGATATTGGTTTCTATGGACACTATGATGATGGTACAGCAAGACATGCTGGTGTTTTTAGACATGCTGGCGATAACGAGTTCTATGTTTTTGATAATTATACAGGAGAACCAACAGCCAACACAATTAATCCTGCAAGCGATAACTTCCGTGTTGCAACACTTAATGCAAATCTTAAATCACAATTTGCAAACGTTGCCACATTAAATGTTGGAACAATCAATGTAAGTAATGCAAACCTATCCAGCTTGTTGCTTGGTTCCGCACTAACAGTCCCTAACGGTGGTACAGGTGCAACATCATTCAGTAACGGTGGTATCGTAGTTGGTTCCGGCACAGGTGCATTAACAACACTTGCAAATTCAACCTTCAGTACAACAGGTTCATCTGGTGGTAACAAAACAATCATCGGTGTTACAGTTGATGATTATGGTCGTTTAACAAATGTAAACTATGATTACATTGGTAGTTTGACTGTTAACCAAGGCGGTACAGGCCAAACATCATTCACCGCAGGTAGAATTTTAGTTGGTGATGGCACAAATGGAATCAAACAAATTGCCAACGTATCAGCAGTTTCTGCAACAGTTACATCGGCCAATACAGTTGATTCGTTTGTAACAGATGACTATGGTCGTGTTACAACATTTACACAGAAGAAGATTTCTGGATTACAAGTTGACCAAGGTGGTACCGGACAATCAAGTTTCACATCCGGCCAATTGATTGTTGGTAATGGTTCAGGCGCACTACAATCAATTGCAAATAGTTCATTTACCGCAACAGGTTCTGCTGCAGCCAATAAGACAATTACTTCAGTAACTGTAGATGCATATGGTAGATTGACTGCTGCCACATTTGCTGATATTTCTGGTTTGACTGTAACACAAGGCGGTACAGGTGCATCTTCATTCACTACAAGCGGTATCGTTTATGGTAATGGAACTGGTGCATTGCAAGTAACTTCTGCTGCTGGTACATCAGATCAAACATGGTCCAATCAGATATTGACAACAACAAATGCTGGTGTTCCAGTTTGGACAACCACATTGGATGGAGGCCAATTCTAATTGAATATATAATGTATGTTTCTTTGTGAAGGAGATTGAAATGGGAAATGAAAAATATTTAAATTATTATATTGAGGTTTTAACAAGCACAATGAATGATTGTGTAATTCGTAATGTTTCAATGCAAGCCAATGCTAAGATTTCTGAAGATGTTATTGAAGAACAGGCCGACAGAATAGAAAAACTTTCTGGTACCGTAAAGGAACTTGAAGAAGTAAACAGAAAGTTAAGAGAAGGTCAAGTTGCAAGTGAAAATAATACTATAACTGATCTGAAAAATAAATTGGTTGAAAAAGATAGAGAGTTGTCCTCAGCGTCAAATCAAATTTCTGAATTGAATAATAAATTCAGGGATTATGATAGTGTTAAAAGCCAAGTAACACATATGGACACTTTTAAATCTGAGTTGATTAAAGCTCGTGAAGAACTTACACGAATTCGTGGTGAAAATGACAGACAAATTGACATTTTGAATAAAAAACATGAGAAAGAAAAGGTGAATTTGGAAAAACAAATCACCGAACTCAACGCCAAAATTGATTATTTGCAATTATCTCCTGCCAAAAGAAAGAAAATTGATGAGCTAAATAAAGGAGCATCAACAGTTTCTGTTATTGATAATACAATAGAAAATTCTACTGTAACAATAGAAGAGGCAATAGTTGATGATGGTGCAATCAAAGATGGCGGAACGTTTTAAGTAAATGTCAAATACATCAATACAGTTAAAAAAATCCGGACAGACAGGTAACACTCCACCAAGCTTGGCTTATGGTGAGGTTGCTCTTAACTATGCTGACGGCAGACTGTATTACAAAACAGCCAGCAATGTAATTTCTTATATTACCAACCAATATTCATTTTCAACAATCAATGTTGGTGGTAATCTAATTCTGGCCACGACCGGTTCTGATACATTAACACTACAGGCCGGCAACAACATCGGTTTCATAACTGATAGTTTAAATAACAAAATAACAATTACAGGAACAGCAGTATCTCTGGATCAATTTGCTAGAGATTGGGCCAACTCGGCCGGTTCTTATGCTAACTCGGCATTTACTCAAGCCAATACAGCCGTAACAAATGCGGCCACAGCCGACTCTAAAGCTGTTTCAGCTGGTTCATATGCCAATTCAGCTTTTACCGTAGCAAACACCGATGTTACAAACGTTAGTATTACTGCTGGACAATATGGTAATACAACCACCATTCCAGTAATCACTATTGCTGCTAATGGTCGTATTACAGCAATTAGCAATGCTACCGTAAGTGGCGGTGGATCATCCTCATACATTTACAATGGAACCAGTAACGTTTATTTCTCAGGTACCAATGGTAATATTCTTGCCAATGTTGCTGGTAATACAATTGTAACCATTACTGCAAATGGCATCACAACAACCGGTGTAAGCAGCGACATTACTGGTGCAAATAACGTTATAGCTAATTCGTTTGTTACAACCGGTTCTAGTGGTACAATTTCTGGCGCTAATAACATCTATGCGAATACATTCATTGGTGCTAATGGTGCGGTAATCGCTGGAATAAATGTTGTACCTTATTTACAATCAGCATACACACAAGCAAATACACCAAGTTATGTTGCCAATTCAGCCGCAATATATGCCAATGGTGCCTTTACTCAAGCCAATACAGCCGTAACAAATGCCGCTACAGCAGATTCTAAAGCAGTAACATCTGGTTCATATGCCAACTCAGCTTTCACCGTAGCAAATACAGCCAACTCATCTGCAACATCCGCTGGATCTTATGCTAACTCGGCATTTACCGCAGCAAATACAGCTAGTTCAACAGCAACCTCAGCTGGTTCTTATGCAAATGCAGCCTTTATACAGGCTAATGCCGCATATGCAAAGGCAAATACTGGCGGCGGTGCAGCTTCTTATATTGCTAACGGAACAAGCAATGTATATTTTGCTTCAGCTAATGGTAATATTATAGCCAACGTTGCTGGTAATACAATTGTAACTATTACCGCAAACGGTATCACAACAACTGGTGTGAGTAGTGACATTACTGGTGCGAATAACGTTATAGCCAACTCATTTGTTACAACTGGTTCAAGTGGTACAATTTCAGGTGCCAATAATATCTATGCAAATACATTTATTGGTGCAAATGCAGCTTTGATTGCTGGAATAAATGTTGTACCATATTTACAATCAGCATTTACACAGGCTAATTCTGCATACAATCAAGCCAATAATTCTTTACCTTTGGCTGGTGGAACAATTACTGGTGATTTAAGTGTATCTGGCAATTTAACTATTCTTGGTACACAAACAACTATCAATACAACATCAATTGTATTAAATGATCCGTTGTTGTATTTGGCAAATAATAATTATTCATCCGATTTATTAGACATTGGTATTATAGGTCACTATAATTCAACAGCAAATGCACACACTGGTGTGTTTAGAGATCCAAATAGAAAAGAATGGATTTTCTTTGAAGGTTATACTCCTGAAGTTGGTTCAAACAATTTAATTAATATTGCTGATCCAAGTTTTGCATATGCTAACGTTTATGCAAACACCTTTAAAGGTAATTTGATTGCAAATAACATATATGTAAGTGGTTATAATGTATTTACATATATCACAAATGCATATAGTCAAGCCAACTCTGCGGCAACCTACGCCAATGGTGCATTTGTTCAGGCTAATGCTGCGTTCTTACAGGCTAATACACCAGATTATGTTGCCAACTCGGCAGCGTTATACGCTAATGGTGCCTTTGCACAAGCAAACGCTGCGTTCAATGCTGCTAATACTGGCTCAGCATACTATATTAGAAATGGTACCAGTAACGTCTATTTCTCTGGAAGTAATGGTAACATTCTGGCCAACGTTGCGGGAAATACAGTTGTAACCGTTACCGCTTCAGGAATAATAACATCCGGATCAGGAACCGGTGATATTTCTGGTGCGAATAACATTTATTCCAATAATTTTATTGGTGCTAATGGTATAGTAGTTGCTGGAATAAATGTTGTAACATATCTACAATCAGCATTTGGTCAAGCAAACTCAGCAGCAACTTATGCTAATGCGGCCTTTACACAGGCAAATACTGATGTTACAAATATTAGTGTAACCGCCGGACAATATGGTAACACCACTACAATTCCTGTCATTACGATTGCGGCCAATGGTCGTATTACTGCAATCAGTAATGCTGCGGTAAGTGGTGGCGGTGGTGCTTCTGGTTCTTATATCTATAATGGAACCAGTAATGTTTATTTCTCCGGAAGTAACGGCAATATTATTGCTAACGTTGCTGGTAATACAATTGTTACTGTTACTGCTAATGGTCTTGTTACGAGTGGTGTTAGTGGTGATATTTCTGGCGCCAATAATATTTCGGCAAACTCATTCATTACAACCGGATCTGGTGGTAATATAACCGGCGCCAACAATATATACGCCAACTCGTTCATTGGTGCCAACGGTGCGGTAATTGCTGGTATCAATGTTGTACCATATTTGCAGTCTGCATTTGGTCAAGCAAATTCCGCAGCAACATATGCTAACGGAGCTTTTACACAGGCTAATGCGGCATACAATCAATCAAACACTTATATATGGCCAGCAGCCAATTCAGCTGGTTCATATGCCAATGCGGCCTTTACACAGGCAAATACTGATGTAACAAATATCAGTATAACGTCCGGTACATATGGTAATTCAACTTATATTCCTATCATTACAGTTTCGGCTAACGGTAGAATTAATACAATTAGTACCGTTGCAGCTTCTGGTGGAGGAGGCGGTTCTGGTTCTTACATCTATAATGGAACAAGTAACGTATACTTCACAACAACAAATGGTAACATTGTTGCAAACGTTGCTGGTAATACGATTGTAACTATTACATCAGCAGGTTTGACAACATCTGGTGCCGGTTCAGGTGATATTTCTGGTGCAAATAACGTCTACGCCAACAATCTCATTGGTGCCAACGGTGCGGTAATTGCTGGTATCAATGTTGTACCATATTTGCAGTCTGCATTTGGACAAGCGAATGCTGCATTTAATGCTGCTAATACAGGCGGCTCAGCATACTATATTAGAAATGGTACCAGTAACGTCTATTTCTCTGGAAGTAATGGTAACATTCTGGCCAATGTTGCTGGTAATACAATTGTTACTGTTACTGCCAATGGTCTTGTTACGAGTGGTGTTAGTGGAGATATTAGTGGTGCCAACAACATCTCTGCAAATTCGTTTATAACAACTGGTTCAGGCGGCAATATAACCGGCGCCAATAGTATTTATGCCAACTCATTCATTGGTGCCAACGGTGCGGTGATTGCTGGCGTTAATGTTGTACCATTTTTAACTGCTGCGTTTTTACAAGCAAATACTCCAAGTTATACGGCCAATTCCGCTGCAACATATGCCAATGGTGCTTTTATACAAGCAAATACAGCAACAACCAATGCGGCAACAGCCGACTCTAAGGCAGTATCGGCAGGTTCATATGCGAACTCCGCCTTTGGTGTGGCCAATTCAGCAGCAACATATGCCAATGGTGCTTTTGCACAAGCGAATGCTGCTTTCAATGCTGCCAATACAGGTGGTTCAGCTTACTATATTAGAAATGGCACCAGTAACGTTTATTTCTCTGGTGCCAATGGTAATATTCTTGCCAATGTTGCTGGTAATACCGTATTGACCATCTCATCATCCGGAATGATAACCTCAGGTTCTATTCCTGGTGATATTTCTGGTGCAAATAACATCTATTCTAATACAATAATTGCCTATAGTAGTGCAACAGTTGCTGGTGTTAACGTTGTTCCATATATTCAATCTATATTCACACAAGCCAATTCTGCTTATGGTTCACAGAACACAACTGGAACATATGCTAACGCTGCGTTCACCGTAGCAAATACTGCAAACACAACTGCAACATCAGCTGGTTCATATGCCAATGCGGCCTTCATACAGGCAAATACCGATGTAACAAACATTAGTATTACATCTGGTACATATGGCAATGCAACTTATATTCCTATTGTTACAGTTTCTGCAAATGGTAGAATTAATTCCATCAGTACCATTGCATCCGCTGGTGGCGGTGGCGGCGCAGGTACAGACCAATATGCAAGAGATACTGCAAACGCAGCCTTCATAAAAGCCAACTCAGCCTATGCACAGGCAAATACTGGAGGAGGTGGAGGTGGTGCAGGTTCATCCGTTATTGCAGTTGATACCTATACAGCTAACGGCGCACAAACGACCTTTGCATTATCATATTCAACATCATCAAACAATGTGATTGTTAATATTGATGGTGTATTACAATTAAAGTCTGCATATTCCGTTTCAGGAAACACAATCACATTTACTGGAACTCCAGCAAATACTGCGGTTGTTGAAATAACAACACTAACTGGAACAAATCTAAGTTATTATAACAGAACTTATACTGGTGATAATACATCAACAACATTTACCACGACAACTGGTGTTTCTAATGCAAGCATTATTGTTACAGAAAACGGTGTTGTTCAAGAACCTGGTGTTGATTACTATATAAGTGGTGCGAATGTAATCTTTACAACTGCACCATCAACTGGTGTGAAAATTGGAATCCGTGAATTAGCATCTACTGCTCTTGTTAGTGCAAATATTCAATTTGCTTACGATCAAGCTAATGCAGCATTCTTGAAAGCAAATACACCGGATTATGTTGCCAACTCGGCTGCATTATATGCTAACGGTGCTTTTGCACAAGCCAATGCTGCATACAATCAGGCAAATACCGACTACACAACAATTACAGTTACTGGCGGTGTATACGGAAATTCAAATACAATTCCAGTAATTACTGTTGCAGCTAACGGCCGTATTACTGCTATAAGTAATGTGGCGAGCTCTGGTGGTTCAGGTGGCGGCGGCGGTGTAAATCAAACCACAACAATAATATTAGCGAAAATATTCAGTTAAGGAATAAAAAATGGCAAACCCTAATTTAGGAACAGTGACTTCAATAATTGGTGACACCATTACTGCGGCGTTAACTACGACCACCACAACAACCTTGTTGGCTGGAGTTACAAATAAATCAATTAAAGTGAATAGTATAATTGTTTCAAACATAAATGGAACAAACTCAGCCAGTTGTACTTTTAGTTTTTATGATGGAACAAACGATAGATATTTTTCTTATCTAATAACCATACCAGCAGGAAGTTCGGTTGTATTGATTGATAAGAACAACGGTTTCTACATCAAAGAAGGTTGTGAAATTCGTGGTGGTGCAAGTTTGAACTCCTATTTAAATGCTTTGATTAGCTATGAGACCATGAGTTAAGGAATAAAAATGCCTAGAATAAACGGAAATGGTGGAGTTACAGGTAGTATCAATAAGCCCTTATTTTATGCAACTACAGGTATTTGGAGTTTATTGGATGTTGAAGCAAATAAAAGAAGTGGTCAATGGCCGTCTGCTATTGGCACAGTTAGTGTTATAGTTCCATGTGCTGGAGGTAATAACGTAGCTGCTTATCCATTTACTCCAGGAACTGGATTTGGCACTAGATATGCAGCTCCAGCTACCATACCAGCCGGCAGCGGAAGATCATCAGTATTTCATCCTTCAGGTACAGACATAATAATTGGAAGTCAATCAAACAGTCCTTGGATCCAAGCGTATCCTTGGTCCTCAAATGGATTTGGTACCAAATATAGTGATCCAACCACTACGCCTGGTTACGATGTGACTTCATTAACAATGCATACTACCGGCCAAGCAATTGTGGGAACTCTAACCGGTGGTAATAATATGATAGGATACAGATATGCTGTTGGAGTTGGAATAGGTAATACCTATAGCAATCCAGCCACATTACCTCAGGGAACCGGAGGTTATACCGCAGCATTCAGTCCAAGTGGCGCAGATGTTTACGTTAGTTCAAATGCATCTCCATATCATCAGGCTTATCCTTTTAATGTAACAAGTGGATTTGGCACCAAATATGTCACCCCATCTGGTGGTCCAACATCAACCACTACGGGAGTGACGTTCAATACGACTGGAAGTGATGCGATTTATGGATACATAGGAGGATCATCTCCATATTATGGTATATTTCCATTCACTTCAGGTTCAGGTTTTGGTACGAAAATCACCCCAACTGCGGCAAATTCAGCCGTTTGGTCTCTTGGATTTAATCCGACCGGATCACATCTAGCTGCGGGTCAGAACTCAACCGTCCGAGTAGATTTTTTCCCGTACACTAATGGAAGCGGAACAGGTACAAGATTCGCTACTGTGATTCCTAATACATTATCACGCACGACTTTCCAGGTGTCATGGAGTCCAACCGGTAACGACTTTTTCTTTGCCGAAGGAGGAACTCCAAATATTGAAGCTTGGACATGGTCAAATGGAATTGGTACAAAATATAATAATCCAGGTAGTTTACCTGAGGGCAACGGTCAAGGAGTGTCAGTTGCTGCAGTTGCAGCTTAATTTTATTAAAGGAAATAATTATGGACTTTTACACAATCAATCAACAAAAACATTACGAAATCGTGGCTTCAGCCATTGTTGGACGTGAACTAGAAATTTATCATTATGATTTAAATATTACAAATTATCAAGCAATGTTAACAACATTGCCTCAAGGAGATTGGCCAGAAAATTTGGTACAATATCAAAAAATGTCTGCTGAAGAAATTCCTCATGATGTTCATGATGAAGTTATTAATTATCAATATCGTGATAGACTATCGTTACTATTGAAAACCGAAAAAGCAGAAAGAAATAAAACTTATTTGGTTTATCAAGCTTTGTTGTCTCAGCTTCCAGAAGATCAAAAAGAAGCATTAATTGCTGCTGCACACGAAAAAATCCAAGCACTACAATAAAATAACAATCTAAAATCACAATAAATATTTGTAGTGTTTTAAGAGAAAATAATGACAACAAAAATTTCCGTTTACAATTTGGGTCCATCAGTCACAACAGCAATTGGTTCTGGTGGTGGTCCAAAAATACAAACAATCGTTTATCCAGGAAATGACACCGCAGTTAATACGGCTGGCGGTGATGTTGTTATTTTAACTGGTAGTGGTTTTGTTACTGGATGTACTATCGTTATCAATGGTTCACTAGCAGGTTCAGTAACATTCAACAGTTCATCAAATGTCCAGTTCACCGCACCTGCACAATCTTCTGGTGGTTATCCAATTTATTTGGTGAATCCAGATGGTGGTACAGCGATTGCTGTTCCTGGTCTCCAATATAGTGGTGTTCCAAATTGGTCAACAGCGGCAGGTACTTTAGGTTCTGTATATGAAACAACTGGATTTGCAAATACAGTAATTGCTTCTGGTGATGCACCAATCACATATAGTGTTTATAGTGGTTCATTGCCTACTGGCGCATCTTTGAATTCTTCAAACGGATACATCAGCGGCACAAGTTCTGCAACAGCCAGTTCAACCACATATAACTTTACCATCAGAGCAACAGACGCACAAAACCAAGATACAGACCGTGCGTTCTCCTTGACAGTTAACCCTGATGTGGTCACATGGAGCAGTCCTGCAAATAACGTAGTATATTCAGTTGGTCAAAACTCTGCAATTTCAAACGTGTCGTTGACAGCCACAAGTGCGGCAGGTTATGGTGTTCAGTATTCAGCGAACACATTGCCAACAGGATTAACTTTAAGTGGTAGTACAATCAGCGGAACACCTACTGTTCTTGGAAATACAAATTCATTGATTACTGCAACATCAAACACAACAAGCAGAACTGCACAACAGATTATTAATTGGGTTGTTACTGTTGGTGGAGATTTGTATATGCCATATGTGGCCACACTATTAAGTGCAAACACAAGTACGAGCACATACATCAGTGATGCAAGCACAAACAATTTTGCAATTACACCAGTTGGATCAGTAAAACCAAATAACTTTAATCCACTTCAAGGTGGTTATTATAGTAATTATTTTGATGGTAGCACAAGTGCACTAACATTCAGTAATCCCACGGCCTTAGGCAGTGGAAGTTTTACCATGGAATGTTGGGTTTATTTGTTAGGCACGCCAAGTGTAAACTATTGGATCTATGGTTATAGAAACGGTGCTGATACAAGTCCATACTTATTCATTAATAGTTCAAGAGTGCCCATATTTGGTGGCGATATCAGTAACTTTGTCACCGGTACAGCCATACCTCTTAATACTTGGACACATATAGCAGTGGTTAGAAATGGCACTGCAATGACCCTATATCAAAACGGTGTTAGCACCGCTACGGCCACAACCAGTCAAAATTTTAGTTATACTGGCTCCAACGGAATTGGAAAATCTATAACCTCCACTGCTTATTACCTAAACGGCTATATTTCTAATTTTAGAATCGTTTCGGGCACTGCGGTTTATACTAGTGCCTTTACTCCGCCTACTGCACCTCTCACAGCCATTTCTGGTACAAATTTATTGACCTGTCAAAGTTACAACTTCTTAGATAATAGTACAAATGCTATAGCAATTACCAACACTGGATCACAAATATCAAGTTACATACCATTTGTACCCGGCAGCAGTTATGCAACATATGGTTCAACATATTTTAATGGTAGTACGGATTATTCAACCGTTGCTGATAACGCATCACTACAGATGGGATCATCAGATTTTACATATGAGGCCTGGATTTATCCAACTTCGGCACCAAATGCTTATAACTCAATTTTTTACAAACGTGCCAGTAGTGCAAATTACTCAGGTGTTGGAATAGCTATTAAAAGCACAGGAGTTTTTTCTGTATTGGTAGCTAGTAATTCTTCAACATGGGGAATTGCAGATGAAAGTTCGGCTACCTTTCAATTAAATGTATGGCAACATATTGCTGTTGTTAGAAGCGGAAGTAATTTTTATTTTTATGTAAATGGTGTCCGAAAAATAAGCACCACTATTGCTTTTAGTGTGTATGATAGTGGTGCAGCACAAGCAATTGGATGCGGAGCAGCGGATGGATCCCAACCATTTACTGGTTATATTAATGGTGTCAGAATTGTAAAAGGAACAGCTATTTACACAGCGGCATCTTTTACGCCACCGGCCGCACCACTAACCGCAGTTGCAAATACAAGTTTGTTGACCTACCAAAACAACACGCCTGTAACAAGCAGCGTTTTTGTTGACAACAGCACTAACAACTTTCCAATCACACGCAACGGTGACACAAACGCAGGAACATTTAGTCCTTATGGTGCAGGTTGGAGTAATTATTTTAATGGTAGTGGAGATTATTTGTCGTTTCCGTATAACAGCACTAATTTTCAATTTGCTGGAGATTTTACTGTTGAGTGTTGGGTAAATTTAACCGCTCGACTTGTATCTTATCCAACGATATTTTCAAATTATAGTACGTTCGCAGCCAACGGACTTCTTGCTCTTTTTGCTGGGCATGCCGCCTCTACAACCAAGTATTCTGTTTCAATTAACGGGACTGATGGTGTTTTGGTGAGTTCTTCCACAATTTCATATGGGACATGGACACATCTTGCAATTTCCCGTAGTGGTAGCACAGTTAAACTTTTTGTAAACGGAGCGGTTGAGGCAACTGCAACGAACTCAACAACTATTACAGGAACTTCTAACTCATGGTGGATTTCTGCTGCCGGTGATGCGCCTACAACAACAAATATACAGGGGTATATCAGCAACTTCCGCATAGTAAAAGGCACCGCACTCTATACCGCAGCATTTACACCAGGCACCTCGCCATTGCAAGCGATTGCAAATACAAGTGTGTTGACATGCCAAAGTCCAAATTTTGTAGATAATAGTGGTAACAACTTTGCGTTAACAGTAAACGGATCACCCAAGGTATACAAATATAATCCATTCGGAATCACAACATTATCTACACCATACTATGGTGCGTATTTTAATGGTAGTTCGGATTATTTGACTCTTCCAGCAAACTCCGCATTTAGTTTAGGAACAGGAGATTTTACATTTGAAGCCTGGGTGTTTCCTACAGGAACAAATGCATCAGCTATGCCTATCATTGAAATAAGAACATCTGGAGCCAATGCAACTGGAATAGCATTTTTAAGAACAGGTAATGCATCAACATTAAATGTTTATACAAACGGAGCTTTTGTTGGAGCGTCATCATCTTCATTAACATTAAATGCATGGAATCATGTTGCGTTAGTTAGAAGTGGAAGTGGAAGTAACAACTGCACATATTATATAAATGGAACAGCAGCTGGCACATTTACAAATACAGCAAACCTTACTGACGGATCAACCACTGGACCTAAGATTGGTGGATCCACATCAGCAGGTGAAGTCTGGATAGGGAGCATGTCTAATGTTCGTATAACTAAAGGACAGGCACTGTACACTGGAACATTTACTCCTAGTACCTCACCGTTGACTACAACAAGCCAAGGTGCAACAGCAAGTAATGTGAGTGCATTGATTTTGCAAAATTCCACATTCATTGATAATTCACCAAATAACTTTGCAGTTACAGCAGCCACAACCACAGTTAAACCAACAAGATTTAGTCCATTCACATTAAGTTATTCTACACAACAACAATACAGTTCAACTGTGTTGGATGGCAGTGCATATTTTGATGGTACTGGAGACAATTTGACTATACCTACAAATGCTGCCTTTGAAATTGGTAGTGGAACTTTTACCATAGAACTATGGATAAATCCATCGTCGCTTAAAGGTTATCAAGGTATCTTGGGCAAAACTGGTGCGGCTGATTTAAACGGGTGGATTTTATATTTTGAAACAAATAATTCCATAAACTTTAACACAGGTAATGGTAGCTGGACCGTGTCTTTGAATGGCGGTGCGGTTGTACCACTTAACCAATGGACTCATGTTGCTGTAACCAAAGATTCTAGCAATGTTTATAGATTGTTCGTTAACGGCAATCAAGTGGCCACCACTACAAATGCACTTACAACCAACACTACCTCTGGTTTATTTTACATAGGTAAATGGCCTTACTTTCCTAGCTATGCATCCACCATGGACTTTGGTGGATATATGAGCAACATTCGTATAATTAAAGGTACAGCACTCTATACCAGCGCCTTTGTGCCACCTACATCACCCGTAACACCAGTACAAAATACAACATTGTTAGTGAGTGCTGCAAATGGTGGTATCATTGACAGCAGTATGCAAACAAACTTTGAAACATTTGGAGATGCAAGAATTTCAACCGCTGTTACAAAATTTACCGGTGGTTCTAGCATATATTTTGATGGTACTGGGGATTATTTAACTACATCATTGAATCAAAATTTACAATTTGGAACTGGAGATTTCACCGTAGAATGTTGGTCATATCTTCTAAGCAAAGTTACAAATTATCCATGTATTTTTGGTAATTACAACAGTTATACAACCGGCGCTTTGTCTTTATTTGCAGGACACAATTCCGGCACCAACACACTATATCAAGTTGCTGTTAACGGAGCTACTTTCCCAGTTATTCAAAGCACCACAGCAATATCATATAACAACTGGGTACATCTAGCAGTAGTTAGAAGTAGTGGTGTCATCACTTTATATGTTAATGGTGTGGCCAACGGAACATATTCATTCTCCGGTGCGTTGAACGGAGTTGGTTCAAATTTCTGTATTGGTACTGCTTTTGATAACATTACGAACGGTTACATCAATGGTTACCTAAGTGATTTCCGTGTGACAAAAGGTTATGCTCGTTATACCGCAAACTTCACACCATCAACAGTTCCATTTAGTCCTCGTTGATAAATATTATATAATTTAATTTAACAAAACATGGCATTAACATTTATTAAATCAACAGGAATAGCAAACAGCCAAGCGTATGTCTTTGGCTCAGCCAACGTTACGGGAAACGTAGTCGCTGGCTCCGTCCTAACAAATAGTTTGTTATATGCCAATGGTTCTCCTTATGTTACTGCTAGTGGCGGCGGTAGTAGCGGCAGCACAATTTACAGCCGTTCAAGCCAAACTGCAACGGCAAACCAAAATACGTTTACAGTTGCATATACAACAGGTGCACCATTAGAAGTATTCTTAAACGGCGTATTATTAAATAGTGCAGACTATAGTGCAACAAACGGAACAACAATTGTATTGACTGATGTTGCAGTAGCAAACGATTTAATTGAATTTGTTACATATAGCAACACTTCAATATCCAGCCTTACAATGGCTAACGTAGCAACAATAAATAGTACGAACTTAACATCCAACTTAACAATTTCCGCAGGTTATAGTGCAATGAGTGTGGGTCCATTAAGCATTGCAAACAACGTAGTCATCAGCATAGCTAGCGGACAGAAATGGGTGATATTGTAAAATGGCAACCAAAGCAAGACAATTAGGATCTATAGTCGCCACGGGCGGCAGTGTTATTACCGAAATTGGTACTACTGCTCAGCGATCATCATCACCATCAAATGGTGCTATGCGTATTAATACTTCAACAGGATATCTAGAAATTTATTATAATGGTATTTGGTCAACAATTAAAAACCTAGCCCCTCCTGTTTTCAGTTCAGGAGGAAATGGTATACTTTCTTCTAGCGGTCTTTATAATTATTACACATTTAGCACAACAGGCAACACATCCATTACATTGTCCACAGGAGGACAAGTTGATATTTTTGCAGTAGGTGGTGGCGGTGGTGGCGGCGGAACTGATGCATCAATTTATGGTGCTGGTGGCGGCGGTGGAGCCGCAGTTATTGGCACTTTCACACTCGCTGCCGGAACTTATACCGTATCTGTTGGTGGTGGAGGCGGTGCAGGATCATCCAACGTCACAGGTACAGGAGGTGGTGCGGCCGGAGCAAATGGAGGCGGCGCAGGCGGAAATGCCGGTGGCAGCGGTGCTTCTGGTGGAGGCGGAGGTGGTGGAGGTTGGTCTGGAATCCGAGATAGCAACGGAAATTTTTTACTTGTGGCCGGCGGCGGTGCAGGTGGCGGCGGCTCAAACGAAGGTGTTGCAAATGATGTGGCAACCGCTGGCGGCGGCGTTCAAAATAACGGCGCCAATGGCACCAATAGTACCGG